TGCCCGTTGTTTTTAATTTTGAATCAATCCCAGACGACTTGATCAGCCCGGCCGAGTACAAAAAACATTTCGTTGTCCTGGGAGGGCTCACCGCATTTTGGACCGTCTCGATTGCCTGTGACATCGGCACGTGGGGCACTGGGTATTGGCTTATTTGCACGCCGGCGGGAATGCTAGCCAAGTATGCGACCGTCAACTACATCGCTCCGCCGATGTCTCCGCGGTGGTATCAGTTTTTCTATAAAGATTAAAAAAGAGTCAAAGTTATGCCACGGTTCCCCCTGCCCATAAACTAGATGGGTACAGGGGGTGCTGATGACGAAGACACTTGACCGGTTCTTGTTCATTTCCGACCTGCAAATTCCTTTCGAGGCGCCGCGAGCTCTCCAGTTCTGCCAAGCCGTCGCCCGTGATTTTAAAATCCCCATGAACGCCATCTACAACGTTGGAGACGAAGTCGATCAATACTTCGGGGGCCAGTGGGACAAGTACGTGGAGGCCGATCACACGCCTCTTAGCGAGATTGCCGAGACCATCGACAAGTTGAGATCGTGGTATCAGGCTTTCCCCCACATGAAGCTGGCCGTCTCAAACCATGGCCTTCGCTGGATTAAAAAAGCCGCCGCCGCACAGATCCCCTCTCAAATGATTGTCCCCTATCAAAAGATCATTAAAGCCCCAAAAACTTGGGTCTGGAAGGACCGCTGGGAGATCGACTGCAAGTACCCCATCTTGATGATGCACGGCATGGGCTACTCGGGACAACAGGGCCACCGCAACGCCGCCGTCGACGCCGGCATGAATACCGTCATCGGTCACCTTCACTCGCACGCGGCGATCACCTACATCAAGACGGAAACCAAACGCTATTGGGGCATGAACTGTGGAAGCCTGATCGATGACAAAAGTTATGCCTTCCACTACGGCAAGTATAGCCGCCAAAAACCCGTGCTTGGCGTGGGCGTGGTGGTCGATAAAGGGCTGACTCCCATCTTTGTGCCTTACGAACGTTTCTAAAAATTTGGAGGGTGGTTCGATGTATCCAAAGATGCGCGAGTATCCAAAAGAAATCGTCGTCTCTGACGTGATCTATAGCGTCAAGTTTGTCAGAAAAATACCTGGCATCGAGCACGAAGGCCTTGCCGGCGTGGCCTGCCCGTCCACCAAGACCATCTACATTGTCCTTGGTCAATCTGCGTCCGAAAGATTTAGCACGTTTTGGCACGAGGTTTTGCACGCCATCGAATTTGAAACGGGCAAACCCATACCGCACAAAACCGTTTATGCGTTGGAGGGCGACATTTCATCGGTTGCCGCTCAATTTATGCTTTTGTCGTCAAAGATCAAATGCTCTTGCGACGAGTGACCTGAAACCGCTAGCCTAAACTGTAAGCAATCAAAAGAGGTTCTAGGATGGAACTGATTTCCGATGACGCTAAGAGTCTTCACCGCATCATCAAAATGCTCAAGGAAGCTCTCACGGCACCACACATGACGGGCGTCACTCGGCAGCGCGAAGACAAGCGCAGGCAAGCCGCGGCACGTCACCTTGCAGAAATTAGATTCATCCTGACATCTGTGATTGAAACGTTTGAGCGCGAAGACGTTGACTCGGTCCACGTCGAGTACCAGTCGCCAAAGATTCCGTCGATCAAACCACGGATCAGACGGCGCGGTAAGAAAGCGCGCATGGATGAATTTGCAGACGATTAAGTGCAGGTTAGAAAATTGTCGAAAAAAGTAAGCAATAAAGATAGTTACGAAGAGTATAAGCTCGATCAGGTGGACCGGCTCATGCTCAACATTTTAGTTGAGTTCCCGGCCATCACCAACGAAGACCTCTCAAAACACGTAGGCCTTGGGGCCGAACAGGTGCGCCGTCGACGCCTTAGGCCAGCGTTCAACAAAGCCTATGACCGCGCCATCGAACCGGTGGAAGACATCCTGAAGCGCGCCCTTCCCATTGCGGCACGCAAAATGCTTGAGCTCACTAAATCAGACGACAAACGCATCGCCTTTGAGGCGGCCAAGTGTCTCCTTGGGCCAATATTAAACCGCGTCACGGTCGAGCACTCCGTCCCTAAGATGAAAGTCTATAAGTCGGAGGTCCGCGGTGACGGAACCATCGTGCGGTCATTGGTTGAGGAGCTGCTTGAAGCACCAACGGATGTCATCGACGTGGATGGAGAAAAATGACGGGAGAAATTTTTGACATCGTCAAAATGATCCCGCCCGAGTCCCATTCCAGGGAGCAGACGATCATCATGAACGCCCTGCGCACGGATGGGCTGCGCAATGTGTTTGTGGCCATGGGAACAAAATTTGGTAAGACCGTGGCCTCGGCTGTTGCGCTGTCAAGCCAATGTCTTGAACGCCCTGGCACCGTGTGGCGCTGGGTGGCGCCGATCTACCAGCAATCAAAAATCGGTCTCGAATACTGTCAAAAGATCATGCCGCCAGAGCCGGACGTCAAAGCCAACATGTCCCTCATGCACCTTTATGCCCCGGACGTTGATTCACGGATTGAGTTTTGGCACGGGCAACACCCCATGTCCCTCGAAGGCGCAGGCGTCCACGGCTACGTGATCGACGAGGCGGCCAAGTGTCATGAGCAGGTTTACCTTTCCGCAAAAACAACCGTCACGATGACCAAGGGCACCATCATGTGTATCTCAACACCTCTCGGGAAAAATTGGTTTTACCAGCGCGCCATGGAGGCAAAAGATCACATGGCCTGGGCCATTAAAACCGGACGACCACTGGAGCAAATTTTTCTCACCGCACCAACGGCGGTCAACCCTTACATCAGCCGCGACATCATCCGAAAAGCAAAACGCGAGATGCCGGCTCGCCTTTTTCGCCAGTATTACATGGCCGAGTTTTTAGACGAGGGCACCGTGTTTACCGGTATTGCTGAGGCCCTTTACGGAGACCCGCTTGAGTTTGAAACCGACACCGTTAAGTGGATCGCTGACTGTGCCAAGAAAAAAACCGTGGTCATCGGTGCCGACTGGGCCAAGTCGGAAGACTACACCGTGTTTACGGCGCTTGATCTTGAAACGAAAGAGCTGTGCGGTTTTTACAGGTTTCATAAGGTGCCTTACACGGAGGCCGTGCGTCGCCTCATTTGGTTTTCCACGCGCTTTGAATCGGTTGTGGTCATTCGTCACGACAAGACTGGCGTTGGATCAGCCATCGACGACCTCATGGCGCACACGGATTTGCCGCACGAGGGGGTGACTTGGACGAGCAGCATTAAAAACGAAATGGTGGCACGACTGATGACGTCGTTTGAGCAGCGTGAAATAAAAATTCCAAGGTGGTCTTCGCTGGTTACAGAGCTCGAGCAGTACGAGATCTCGGTGACGCCAACGGGTGCGATGAGCTACGGTGCGCCAACGGGGAAACACGACGACTGTGTGTCATCTCTCCTCATGGCGAACGCTGCTCTACTAGAATACGGTGACAAGACTTTAGAAGTTCGCTACGTTAATGAAATTGGTGAAGTGGTGGCGCCCAAGGATGGGCTAGAAGCTTACTACCAAAGCCTCGTCGAGGATGACGAGGATTAGACGCTAGGATGGCGGCAACATGGACGACAAAAACACGAAGCTCGACCGCGAGGTAGAGCGAGAGTTTGACAGCTATTACGCAACACCCGAGGCGACGGTTAAAGATTTTAACCTCGTACGCGATGGGTTTGGTGCCGACGAAACAGCCGGCGGATCTCTTTTCTCGCAAGAAACGAAAGCCTATCTTGAAAGCGCGACGCTTAAAAACCTACTCTTTTCTGAGGACTGGGTTTTTATCACGGTCGACCGCATCGCTTCAAAAATTGCGGGCGTTCCCTTTGTGGTTTACCGCCGCGAGATTTTGCCAAACGGAAAAATGAAATGTCAGCGGGCCGATGATCACCCGCTCAACAAACTTTTAGAGCAACCAAACGATCAACAGTCTGGGTCTGAGCTCATATACAACGTCGCCACCGATCTTTCGATTGGCGGCAATGCCCTTATCTACGACGTCAAAAGCCAACTGGTGCAGGTTCCCTTTGAACGCGTGCGCCTAAACTTTACGGCGGGCGGTGGACCAACGGAACTAGAAAACTATATGGTCACCATGCACTTTAACGATGATGGGATGCCGCAGTTTGATAAGACGAGCCTCTTTCTAAAACCAAAAGACGTCTGTCACATCAAGCGCCCCAATCCATCGAGCATGTGGTGGGGGCTTAGTCCATTTATCCCTGGGCGTCGGTCGGTGCTCTTTAACCGCTACTCGACCGAGTATCTTCTCAACTACTACATCAAGGGCGCTCACCCAGGCATGGCCCTCGAGATGTCGGCCGAGGCCAACGAAAAAAATGCGCTAAGGCTTTTGCGCTCCTTTGAACAAGCCTACACGGGACGCCGCAATCAACGCCGCCCCATGGTGCTGCCGAAGGGTATTACGGCCAAACCGATTGGCGACTCGCTGGGCGACCAACAACTGAAAGACTATATCTTGTCAAACCGCGAGGTGATCTTAGCCCTCCTGGATATTCCAAAACAAGCCGTCTCACTTCAGGAGGCCGGAGGTCTTGGGTCAAAAGAATTTGACTCGGCCGTTCGCATGTTTTGGCAGGGCACACTGAAAACCACGATGAAGCTGATTGCCGGCGCGATGAACCGCAAACTGGCGGACCGCCTTGGTGAAGGCTACTACCTCGATTTTGACCTAAGCGAAGTGGAAGCCTTACGACCGGACGACGTGGCGCTGGCTGATCTTGTCACTAAAAAAATGGCTTACATGACCCTCAACGAGGTGAGAGCCGAGCTTGAGTTGCCGCCCCTAGACGGCGGTGACCGTACGCCGGGAACGATTGTCATGGCCGCACCCATCACGGATGCCGCTGAAAATACACTTGAAGAAACCGAGACATCAGACGATGACGCCACGGATTTAGAAACGGAATCCACAGATAATCCACAAAACCCAACGGGCGCAACCGATCCAGAGGCGACAGACGACAAGTCAATGGCCGTCGACGCCATGCGATCAAAAGGTCGAAGCCTGGTTGGCATGATCTTTAAAGCCGGTGAGTCAACGGGCTGGCCAAAACGCCGAGCCGAGGCATTACAAGAGTCCGTCTCTGGTGGAGAAAAAAGACTGCTGCCCGTCATTGCCGACATGTTTGCGGCGCAGGCCGAGGCCGTGGCCAAGGTGATTACAGCCAACGTGAAGTCTTTGCGCCTCATGCGCACGAAGGCCGATGACGACGCCGAGAAAAAACGAATCAAAAAAGAAATCCAGCGCGCCTTAAAAGAAATGTATGAAGACTACATGGATGGATACACCGGAGCCCTCACGTCATCCGTGGAGCTTGGCTACGACGGCGAGTATGAACTGCGCTTTGCCTTTGATTATCCAAACCAGCAAGCCATCGAGGCCCTGCGCGTGCGCAACGAGGCCGGTCGTTTGGCGGTCCTTGAAAGCCGCGGCATCTCGACCTTTAAAAACATGACGGAAACGACGACCAACAAAGTGATGTCGTCCATCGAAAACGGTTTTAAAGAGGGCTTAAGCGGCACCGAGATTGCAAGCCGCATCATGGACGACGTCCTCGATGGTGACAACCTATCTGGACGCATCAACACGATTGTTCGCACCGAGTCACTCACCGCCTGCTCACTGGGCCAAGCTGCTTGTACGAGTGACGTGGCCCGCTATGTGCCAAACCTCAAAAAAGTTTGGATCACGGCCGGTGATGAACGCGTGCGCGACAGCCACGACGCCGTCGAAGGCGAGATGGTGGACTGGGACGCCGCTTTTTCTAATGGCCTTCGTCACCCACGCGACCCGTCTGGGCCGCCAGATGAGACGATCAACTGTCGCTGTGACGTGGTGAACGTCCCCGCCGACCAAGTAGACGACATCGACTGGGGAACCATAAACCCCGAGGAGGATAATTAAGATGACAAAGTTTCACCCGTTTAGCATCAAGGCGGCATCGGACGGCTACACCTACATTGAGGGCGTGGCCAACAAGGCGGTCGTGGACCGCGGCAATGACCTGATCGACCCGAAGGCTTGGGACCTTAAAAACTACGCTAAAAACCCGGTGATTTTATATAACCACGACCGCGACAAGATCATTGGCCGTGCGGTGGAAATCAAGCCGCAGGAAGATGGCCTTTACATCAAGTGCCGGATCTCAAAGTCACGCGACGCCATGGTGTCGTATGTCCGCGACATGATCGAAGAGGGCATGATCAACGCGTTCTCTGTGGGCTTTAACGCCAAGGACTCCGAGACATCCAAAGACGGCGTCAACACAATTAAGGCGGCCGAGCTTTACGAGGTCTCCGTCGTCTCGATCCCCATGAACCAGGAAAGTCTTTTTTCCGTCACCATGAAAGACCTGAAGGCGGCGGCCAACATTAGGGACATCCGTCGCAAGTTTTTGGAAGCCAAGGCGGCCAGCGAGGGCGTCCTGCAACTGCAAGACATGCTCGACGCCATGGAGGCGTTAGGTGCCGACCGCGAAGAGTGCATCCTAGCGCTTTGCGAGGCGTGCAAGGTCACGCGCGACGAGATGCGTGAGATGCTATCCGGTGACGCCGGTGAGCCGTTGAAAGAGGTCTTAGACGAGTGCAAAAAGCTGTTGGACCTTCTTCGCGAAAACGACGGCAACGAGGAGGCGCCCGAGGCCAAGTCGAAGCCCGATGAATCAGACGACCGACCCGACATGGCGCCCGATCACGGTTCAGATGACGAGGAAACGAAAAAACCAAAGAAGGCCAAAAAGCCAAAAGCTGATGACCCAGAAGACGCACAAAAATCGGTTGCCGTCCCCGGTAACGGTACCGAGATGCAGGTGCAGACCGACGTGCAGTCGATCCTCACGCAAAACAACGTGCTCTTGGCGTCCCTGATCACCGAGGTTCAAAAGCTGAACGAGCTGATGACACAGTATTTGGCGGCCGAGGTGGCCGAGGAAAACGAGCCGGAAGACAAGCCGGAAGACGAGGCAAAGCCAGAGGCCGAGACCCAGATGGCAGACGGTGAAAAGCCAGCCGTTGGCACGGCCCCGGCGGCCGACGTCCCACCACCTGCCGAAGGTGGCAAAACTTCAGACGAAGATGAGGCCACGTCTAAAATCGTTGAACAGAAGCTGGCTGAAATCAAGGCCACGCTGGCAAAGGTAAAAAAAACCGCGTCGATCTGATGCGGTGAAACATCTTGGAGCATGACGCTCTAGGTTTTGATTAACGACTTCACTTCATCCAGGAGGAAACATGGAAGTCACGAAGCAAGTAGATGAGTTGCTCCAAGAGACTAAAGCTCTTGCTGAGCGCGTAGAAACCGCAGAGGGCCGCGTAAAGGAGCTCGAGGCTGAAAAGGCAAAGGCTTTTTCTGCTCCGGTTATTGGCGGACGCTCTGACAGCGTTGAAGGCCGCGCCATGGCAGCATTCGGTTGCAGCCACGCCAAGCAACTTTTGTCGGTTAACACGGCAGATGAAAAATTCCGCTACGTCCCAGAAGAACTAAAGTGTGCGGTTCGCAACCTGAAGGAAGCCGTAGACCTAGCTCGTTTCTCGGCACAGATCCTTTCCGGCAACGTCGATGGTCGTGCTAAGGGCGGAGATGACTCCGAAAGCCTCGTCGCTGTTAAAAACATCTTTGACACAAATTATGCCAAAGAAGTTTTGATCCCGATGACCAAGAGCTTTGGCTCGAGCGCTGGCACAGGCCTTGAGTGGATTCCGACAGCCATCAGCCAAAACTACATCGCTGAATATGAACTGCAAAGACTGGTCGAAGGAAACTTCCGCACCGTCTCCATGCCGACAAACCCATTTGTTTTGCCCGTACAAAAAGCCGTCACCAAGGCGCGCCTCGCGTCCGAAGGCTCCGCGGTAACCGATGCAAACTTCCAAACTGCCCAGCTTTCCATGACAGCTAAAAAGTTTGCCGAGTATTTCGTATTGCCAGAAGAACTAACCGAAGACTCAATCGTTGACATCATGGCGATGGCTCGTCAAGAAGTGATCTCCGCTCAGGCTCGCGCAATTGAAGCGGCTGTCATCAACGGCGCAACCGGCGCACATATCGACAGCGACACGGCAGCTCTTGGTGCCACCGTAGCTGAAAAAGCATGGGACGGCCTTCGCAAGCTTGCTATTGCAAACTCTGCTAACGGCGGAACACTGGACTGCAACACGATCAATGGTGGCGTCTTATCCGTCGCACACCTACGCAAGATGCGCGCACAGATGGGCAAGTTTGGCGTTAACCCTGCTGAACTCGTGCTCCTCGTCTCTCCATCCGGCTACAGCTCTTTGCTCGCTACTGGTGAAGTGTTGACCATGGAAAAGTATGGCCCCATGGCAACCATCAACACCGGAGCCCTGGGAACCATCCTCGGCATGAAGATCGTCGTTAGCCAGTACATGCGCGATGACCTCAACGCAAGCGGTGTGTATGACGGCGCTGTGTCTTCCTACACAGGCCTTCTTTGCGTCAACAAGAGCCGCTTCTTCGTCGGTCAGCGTCGTCCGATCGTCGTTAAGGCACAGGCAGATCTTCCAAGCCAAGACCGCTTCTTGCTTGCAAGCTATCAGCGCAAGTGCTTTGTCGGCCTTCCACAGTCGGCGGCTGAAAAGTCTGTCGTCTACGGCGTCAAGGCTGCCCTCTAAGATTGGTGCTCACATACATGAAAATGGGGGGCGGGGTTTCGTTAGCCCCGCCTCTTTTCACTCCAGGGTTATGACGTGACAACAAAAATTGCTCTCTACCAAACCCAAACCATCATGCCACTTGCCACGCGGGATGCCGGCGTGCATGAGGAGGGTGTGTATGCGGAGTGCGACACGATCATTATGACCGTGTTTGTTGCGGCGATTGATCCGGCAACGTCACTGAAAATTGACATCAAGGAATCTATTGTCGGCGCTGACGAAGGCGAAGCCTACAGCCTTGGTGGAACCGGCGAGATCATCGAGGTTGGTTCAAAACGCTACTCGATACGCGGGTTTCTCTGTCAGCCTGTTTTTAAAGTCACCGTCACCGGTGGCACCGTACGATATGGGATTGTGATTTCAGGAAAACAAAACATTCCAAGTGTGCCTAATAACACGGTCGACTTCTCGAAGATCTTTACCGACGTCGAAGGGCTCACCGTGCTTGTGGACGACAATGGAAACGTCATCTCGTCGTAAGGAAGGATCATGGCCAAGCACATTTATAGGGGTTCAGGAGCCCCAAACTTCGTTCCTGAAGACGTTGGACACCACTATGTCGACGTCTTAACAAAGGACGCCTACCTGAGCGTTGGCACAAACTCACCGGCAGACTGGGTGATTGCAGCGGGGTTTTCTGTTTCCAACGGCATCGTCATCAACACTATGGATGGCGACGAGACGACGCTTTCACCGAGTGTCGTTGCCGTAAAGTCTTACATTTTAAATCTCATCAACTCGGTTGTCGCAAACCAGATGGTGGTTGAATACAAAACATTAAACGATGATGAAATCGCAAATAGATCCATCACGTTAGAACACGCGCCGGCCAGCGAAATCGATGTAACCCTTGACCTCGTAGGCGGAGGAGCCCAGGTGCTAGGCGATGATTTCACCGTCACGGGTGATGTCATTTCTTGGGACGGCCTTCCACTTCAAGATATTTTATCCATCGGCGACAAACTGCGCGTTTCATATTCAAAAGCAAACACACTGTAAGGAGATGGTAAGCTATGGCGTTAATTAAAGGCCGCTTTATCGAGGACTCGTCCGTCGATGGCGCAAAAGTAAAACTGAAAAATCAACAACCACTTAAAGGAAAAAAATCAGACGGTTCCGACAAAGACATCCTCCAGATTTCGTCTGACGGAAAAATCCAGTTTTTAGACCTACCCGTTGTTAGCGCTGACCCTGTTTCTGCCGACGAAGTTGGCCGCAAGGGTTACGTTGACGCCCAGGCGCAAAGCGCAAAAGACTATGCCGACGGCAAAGTTGCGCAAGAGGCCGCAGACCGTGCCGCAGCCGACGCCGAAATCGATGCGCGTATTGACACGCTCGAAGCGGACGCCGTCACCAAGGCCTACGTCGACACAAAGGACGCCGAGGGTAAAGCCTACGCAGACCAAAAAATTGCTGACCTCGTAAACTCCGCACCGTCAACGCTTGACACGCTTAAAGAGCTTGCCGATGCCATTGCGGCAGGCGAGACCGCATCCCAAGGCCTGTTGACTCTGATCGGTCAAACAGACGCCAAAGTTGACGCCGAGATTTTAAATCGCCAAAGCGCAGACCAAGTCCTTGACGACAAGGTTGACCAAGAGATTGCAGACCGCCAAGCGGCTGACGCAGCTCTTGACCTTCGACTGGACGTCCTGGAAGCCGACCCCGTCACAAAGTCTTATGTCGACCAAAAAGACGCAGACCTTGCGGCACGCGTCAGCGCCATGGAAGCCTACGACAAAGAAACCGTCTACGTTGACTCCGTTAACGGTGTCGACGAAGCTGGTCGTGGGACAATGCTACGTCCATTCAAAACCATTAACTTTGCCTACGGACAGGTCCAAAGCGCTGCGACTGACCTGACAAAGTGGGCATCCGAAAAACTGATCTTGAGCCTGGCCGCCGGTAACTACTCGGAAGAGGTAGTCATCGGATTTAAACGCGCTAGGGTCGCGGTCGTTGGTGACGGTGTATTTATCAGCGGCGGCTTGACCGTAAAAATGCTGAAGGAAGACACCCCGACCATTACCGCTGGCGGTCTACCGTCTCCATGGACTGGCGACAACGTCAGGGCCACGTTTGAAATGGTGGGCACTGGCGGCGGCATGGAAGGCGGCTACGTCTCCAAAAACATTATCGTCAATGGCCAAGTGAAGCTATTGTCCGAGTCTTGGGCAAACGCATCGAGCTGGCAGTTTGGCGGCGCTCTGAGCCACTATGTCTTTATGTCCAACGTGCAGCTTCGTGCCGGCTTGATCTCCGTTCACGACTCGAAGTCCTTTACGGGAACGGTCGGTCCGAACATCACGGCAGAGATTGACTCGTCTTCGATCGAGGGCGGCTACTTTGGTGCACAGCCTTTGACGGCTGGCGCTAATATGCTGACCGCGACAAACCACCAGTTCAACATCAAAGCCCACAACTCTCAGTTGAAATCTACGATTGGTCCGCGAGCAGTCATCCTCGAGATCGACGGCTGTCGCGTGATGAACATTGACCGCACGATGGGCGGTGCCGTGGCTGGTTCGCAAGACGCTGCCGGTGTTACCGCGCAAGACTCGTCGAGCTACTCTGGGATAGTTAACTCGCCATTCGCTGGAACGGTTTACAAGCTTGGTCGCACGTCCACGGCTGGAAACGTCACCTTTAGAATGGATGCCAATTCATACGCATCCTTAAAAGGCAAGACCATCGACGCCGGCGCTTCTACTTTGCTTTATAACTTAATTGATAAAGCATCAGCGGTTGCTGTCCAATTGTCGGCAACAAACTACGTCGCCTCTGAGGCAACGGTTGAATCTCATTTAAGTGGTATCCACAGCGCTTTAGCAACCAAGGCAAATGCGTCGGACGTCACCGCGTCCATCAATGCCGAGCAAACAGCGCGTCAAGCCGCGGACTCAGCAGAGGCCTCAGCACGTCAAGCGGCCGATACGGCACTTGATGCACGACTGACCGTTTTGGAAGCTGATCCAACGACCAAGACCTACGTGGACGGCAAGTTTAACGACGCAAAAACCTACACGGATGCAGGAGTTGCAGAAGCAAAAGGATACGCTGACCAAAAGGTTGCGGCCCTCGTTAATGGCGCCCCTGAAATGCTCGACACACTTAAGGAGCTGGCGGACGCGTTGCAAGCGCAAAGCGGAGACCTATCGTCTAGCATCTTAAGCCAAGTTGGAGCCGTTGATCAGCGTCTAACCAACGAAATTGCAGACCGTGTTTCCGGTGACCAGGCTCTACGCACCGACCTGAATGCAGAAATATCCGCTCGCGAATCAGCAGATCTTGAGTTCTTAAAACTTGACGGAAGTCGACCCATGGGCGCACAGCTCGACATGGGTGGTCACGACATCAAAAACGCCAGCGGCGTCATGATTGGCTACAATGCTGCACCAGCTGAAAAGCTGCACATTGTTGATGGAAATCAATTGATCGAAGGCAGCGGAGAGACGTCCATCGTTATGAAGCGTGCCGGACTTGTTGGCACCGCGCTTGATCCTATCTTCAAACTTGGTCGCATCGTCGCGGGCGGCATTCTAAAGCCTGTTTATCGCATTCTCTACCAAGACGCAGAACAAGGTGAAAGATCGGTATTTGAAGTTGAGTCAACGGGTACGGTTGCATCGGTATCTGACGGAACACGTCGAAGTCATTTTGAAGCCTACGTCAACAACGGTGACACTGAGCCAGTATTTAGATTGAACAGCCACCCAGACATGGGCCTTGAGCTTGGCGCTGGTGGAACGACTCCCGTTGATGTCGCACTCCGTAGAAACGGCGCACAGTCAGCAAAACTTGAAATTGGCGGTGACGCCAAGACCATTTGGTATGCCGACAATGTCGTCATTCAAGGTGGTGCAGGACTTGTAATGAGCGGTCAACGTGTCAAGGACGTTGGAGCACCTTCTCAAGATACAGATGCAGCTACCAAGGCTTATGTTGACGGATTGGCGACAAGCGAAGCGGCTGCTCGTCAGTCTGCTGATGCTGGCTTGCAGACAGCGATTGACGCCGAAGCAGCACGCGCTCTTGCCGCTGAAACAGCGCTCGACGCTCGCATCGACACGATCGAGGCACACCCGATCTACGGCAAAAAAGAGCTTAAGACCCTAGCGTCTGGAGATCTTTCTTACGTTGATTGTGCGGTTGAAGCGTTGGCCGACACGATGATCGTCTCTGTTTCCGGCGTGATGCATTATGAAGGCGACAGCTACTCTGTGAGTGTTGTCGACGGAAAAACACGCATCACATGGGTTGGAGATCTCGCATCCGGTGGAGCTGCTGCTTTAACCGCTGGCGACCGGGTTCTCTTGCAATACCTTACGCACGCGCCGTCTAGTGGCGGCGGCGGCGGTGGTGAGGTTCCAGTAGCACCAGTTGTTCAGAGTGTAACGGTATTGCCACAGTCTGAATTGTACTCGGCTGTGCAAGTTGCATGGACAGGTACAGCAACCAATTACAATATTTTAAAATATGGTGGACCTGAATTTGGTTGGGAACTTTGCGCTGGTGGGCCTTTGTCTTCTTCTTCTCCGGCAACAATCACTGATCTTCCAAGACCACAATCTTGGGAGCCTGATGAAAATGCTAACTTCAGAATGATTTTAGACAACAACGTAGAAGGTGTTCCTCACTTGTCACAAGCTTTTGATTTTAGCTTACCTAAGCGAGCAAGTGGTGGTGATCCAGAAGCAGAAATTCCGGCGTCTGGACAAGTTATTTCAGGTCTGAACGTTGAGAACAACGGGATAACATTCACAAATGTTGAATTTATTAAGTTGTTTTTCCCGGGAACTACAGATGAAATCACTCAATCGTCAAAAGTAAGAATTTCTTACACAAGCCCTGTACCTCTTGAAAACATGTATCTTGAATTCTTTATTAATGGCCAATGGACGGAAACATACAATCAAGGGCGTCCAGACGGTCTAACATCTAGCCCGATGACAGCAAATATCACAAGGGGATACAGCTATCGTCTTAAGCTTAAGAATTCGTCCGGTGTCGAAAGTGGCGTTTTAGAATTTAATGTTGGCTACTAACATTAAAGACGGTTTCATCATGGCCCCCGAAAGGGGGCTTTTCCATTTACCCACCAAACGAAAAGACCTTGAAATCAGCCTCCCCGTGGTGAAACATACCTCATAGAGAATCTCCAATTCACTTGGTCGCTCAGGACGAGCGAACTGTTTCAGGGAGGAAACACCAAATGAAAGTTAAGTTTGCAAAGCCTACATTTCCGGGCCAAGACCACGTCATCGTTCAGGTTGAGCACGGCGCCGAAAACGACCAGCTTTACACCAAGCACGTTAAAGTAGGTGAAATCATCACGCTCGACGACGACCTGGGCTATAAGGTCCTAAGCCAATACCGCGGCCTTTTTGAGATGGTTCAAGAAGACAAGTCGGTCAAAGAACTTTCAAAAAAATAAAAGGTGGTAGGCCGTGGCCTTAAACGCTAATGCCTTGACGACGGTTGCCGTTGCCAAGGATCACTTGGGTATACCGGCGGCTGACGCAACGCAGGATGGGCGCATTGAGCGCTTTATCAACGTGGCCTCAGACCGTGTTTCCAATTACACGGAGCGCCAACTGGTGGCAGCCGACACGGTGGACATCCTCCACGGCGGCATGACCAACATGCTGATGCTGCGCGAGTGGCCTTTAAACGCGGTTTCCGAGATGGCCATTGATAGTGACGGCATTTTTGGACCTGAGACGGTGGTTGACCCGTCTGATTACCGGATCATCGACGAGGGGACATTGCTCTATGACGGCGTCCTCCCTTACGGGTACGGCAACATCAAAGTAACCTATAACGCCGGCTATCAAACAATACCGTCTGACATTGAGATGGCCTGTTTGTTGTTTGTCGAGTGGCTTTACCGCTTCCGCAACACGGGCAGCATTGGTCGCTCGGGCATGTCCAAAGGTGACGAGTCGACCACCATTTTGCAAGATATTCCCCCGATCATTAAGTCACTGCTAGACCCATTTCGGCGCACGGAGTTTTCGGTCCCAGACCGTCCGGCAAGGAACGTGTAACCATGGCCGGCCCCCGCTCACTCGAAGACATCAAGCGCATTCAAAAGCGTTTAGGCGACATGTGGCGCGGGTGGAAGCCGGGCAGCCCCGAGACAAAAAAAGCGTTTTACTTAATTGGTGAGCGTCTGAAAACCGAGGCCAAACTATTGGCGCGAGCAAACCGGATTGTCAACACGGGCCGCCTGATTAATACCATCTCCTATGTCCCAAATGACACGGGAACCCCAGGCATCATTTTCGGCGTTTTTGGCACGCCCTACGCAAGGTTTCACGAGTACGGCGCCGCATGGACCGAGGCCAATCGCCGGGCCATGTTTTATTTCATGCGCAAAACCGGTCAAAAACCAAGGCCGTCCAAAGGTGTGGTCCGCGGTGGGCGCATCACGCCAAGGCCTTTTATGTGGCCAACGGTGACAAAAAACCGGGACTACATCATCGACCAAATTAGGTTGATTGGCATGGGGGGCGACAAAAAATGACAAGTAAAAAACGAGCCATCTGTGACGCCATCTTATCGAAGCTCGATGACGTGCCGGGCCTTAAGCTAAAAGCTTTTGACAGGGTGCGGTTGTACTCATCGGACTTTCAAGACCACGAGCTGCCGGCGGTTCAGATCATTGACGTCGACGAGCAGGTGAGCCACGAGATGTCACGGGCCAAAAAGTCTTGGCGCATGGGCCTTGAAATCATCATGAAGCCAAACGAGTTTGGGGACGTCTCACAGAAAGACCTTTGGGATATGCAGTACGCGGTCGAGCGGGCTCTTTTTAAAGACCCCAATTTTTCCATCCCAGGGGTTATTCATCTACAATACCTGTCTTCCAGCACGGACCTTCATCTCCTTGAGCCTTACTACTATTGCCGGCTTGAGCTTATGTGCATGTATTATGAACCCTTGGTGGCCGACACCTAAAGTGGCAAAGTTCGCAGAGGGTTGACGGTGCCAGATAAACTATCGTGAGTCAGGACGACATCACGCTTTTATAACGCCAGGAGGGCGATTTAAAATGGCTAAGAACTATGCGGCGCTTTACGCGTCAACCAATGATTCCTATGCAATTGAACAGGCAATCTATATCAAACCAGAGGCCTCACGCGGTCAGTTAATCGCACCCGCTGGATCTGATTTTCTTTATACGCTGTCAGGCGGCGGTCTTTCCCACAGCCAACCGTTTGAGCTGTCACCGCACCGCTCTGGTCGCCACGCCAACAACATCATCAAGAAAAAGAAAGAGTGCTCATGGAGCCTCTCCACGTACTTCAACATCGATGAAACGTTGGCATCTCCTGATGCCGCCGAGATCGACGCACCGGTCCGCGTTCTTTATAAGTCCCTTCTCGGTTATGAAGACGCCACCGCAGGGTTGGTCTACGATGCCAGCATCGCACCAAACCTGACGTTCTCCATGTTTGAGATTGGAGACAAATGGGCCAAGCAAGGCCGCGGCTGTTTTGTGGAAAGCACTTCGATGAGCTTCCCCGGTGACGGCGAGGCCAAGTGCGAGTGGTCTGGTAACGCCGCAGAGGCCATCATGGTAGGCCTCGGTAAATCAACCACGGCAAGCACCGGAACCAACGTTGAACTTCAGGCAGGCGAAGGAAAAAACTTCCCCGTCGGAAGCCTCGTCATGATTATCAAAGCTGACGGCACCACTAGATCTGCCGATACTGCCACCGGTGCCCGCGTGGTCACGGCAGTTTCGGGCGACGTGGTCACATTGTCTGGCGCGGCTTTGGCGGATGCCGATGGATCGGCTAACCCGGTTTACCTTTGCTACTACGAGCCGGCAACAAAGTCAGGCATCGATGCACCTGTCACCGGTCTAAAGGGATCAGTCACAATCCCATCGATTGGAAATCAAGTTTTCCGCATGGCCAAGATCGACATCAAAAACAATCACGAGCTCTTCAATTACGGCTTTGGCACGGACTCCTTGTCTGGTCCATTGTTTGTCCCTGGGTCTCGCGTCTCCGTTGACGTGAGCCTTGAGATGAACATGAGTGCCAAAGTTTTGAAGTTCTTCAACAGCGTTCAGGAATTTACTGCACAAGCCTGCACGATCGTCTTAGGCGATGCGGCCAAGCGTCACCTCGAGGTTGTGTTGCCAAAGATTCTTTTCAAAGTTCCAGCGATCTCCGTGCCAGACACCGGATCGATTCCCGTGACGTTTGAAGGAACGGCGTTGCAAACTGCTCTTGACGCTGCCGACGAGGTCCAAGTAAAGTTTATCTAGGCCGAGATACCCCCTCAGCTTAACCATCTATAAGCCCAGGCCCTCAACGCTTGGGCTTATTGGTTTTCACTTCTAGGAAGGAAGGAATAAGCCATGGCACTTCAGCTACCAAGTCTCAGTGAGTCGATCGAAGTGATCGCAAAAATTGATTCCAGCATTGCAAAAACCAGTGATGACGCCTACGAAAAATACCTAGAAACGGGCGACGAGGCGCACCTTGCGTTTTCCGAGGGTGAAGAGCCCACGCGGTTTGTCATGCGTAAGGTATTGCCTTATAGCCTTGCACAGAAGGTCCAATCAGAGATGGTAAAAATGACCGGTGGCGGCGAGGTCAACGTATCGATGACCTTCATGGCCGAAGAGGTGCGGTGCTCACTTGTGGGCATTAAAAACCCGGCGAGCCTTCCCGTTGATAAGCACATTAAGTTTGAGCGCGACTCAGACGGAGGTGCCAGCAAAGACCTTATGGCCCAGCTCGTTGGCTGCGGCGTGGCGATGAATCTATTTACGGCGCGTAAAGCACGCGAAGGCGCAAAAAAAAATCCATAACGGAGAAGATCACGGCCCTCCTCGAACTCGCCACGGCTGACCACGGCAGGCTAAAGAAGGCCGGACGATCTTTTAATTGCGCCACCTGCCCAGAGTCCATTCAAAAGCTCAGGCGATGCCGCGAAGACCGCGATGATTTCACGGAAGACGACGGCGCCATTTGGCCCATGGTGATCGAACCAGGCGGCAGTCAATTCGGTTTTTGCCCGGCCAAAGCATCGTGGGACAGCCAAGCCATGGGGTTGTTCCGTATTTTGGCGCTTTCAGCGGAGACGGGTAAACTTTACGAAGCCGGTGGGCTATCGGATCAGCCGGAGTGGTTTATCGAACTCGCAGCGTGGTTTATCCCGACCTACAAGCAACGAAAGCTGGCCGCTCTTGCCAGGGCATTTTTGGGTGACGGAGGAAAGTGATGGCAGTTACAAACGATGACCTCACCATCAAAATTACAGCCGAGACGGTCGAAGCGATTAAGTCGGTCAAAAATCTTGGCGACGTCTTTGGTGGTCTTGGCGGTCAAATATTAAAGGCAAACGCCGCCGTTGACCTGGCCATCAAAGGTTTTGAGGCCATCAAGTATGGCATCCAAAAAGTGGTCGAGCCGTTCCAAGAGGCCGTCCACGCGTCCATTGAATACCAGTCGACACTGGGGAAACTAAGAAACACCCTTAAAATTACCGGTGAGTTTAGCGAAGACGCTTTAAAGTCTTTTGAGCAGTTTGCCGAGGCCATGGAGAGGACCACGACCCTCACCCAAGAGCAGGCATATACGATGCTGTCCCTGGCCAAGGCCGTTGGCGTTACCGACGAGCAGGCCAAGCAAATGGTGCAAACAGCCAAAAACCTATCGGCCGTCACCGGACGCGATGTCAACGAGAGCTTTCACGCCCTGCTGTCATCGTTAAAGGGTAACTCCCGCGAGCTCATGGTTTTGGACCCAACGCTAAAAAACCTGAGCACGTCGGCTTTTATGTCGGGCGCGGCGATTGACCAGCTAGCAAAAAAATACGACGGCTTTGCCGAGAGCGCCGGAAAATCATTCAAAGGCATTGTTGATAGGGCCAAAAATTTTAAGGAAGAGATTTCTCGCAACGTTGGCGACGTCCTCATGGTGGCTTTTGACATGAAGTCGACCGAGGAGTTTAAGCTTGCGTTTTATAAAAACGTGTTGGAAACAATCGAACGCATCAAACCAAATTTGATTGAATTTGCCGAGGTTTTAAGAGACATCAAGCGTGAGCTGGTTGGTGGTTTGGTGGCCGCAGCAAAGTCGTTTGCAGATGTCATTACGGGGCTATATCGAGCCTTTAGCGTTCTAAATTTTAAGGTCGTCGCGGCATCGGTCGGAGCATTGACGATTGCGCTTGGCGCCTTGCTTGTCGCCATAAACGCGGACGCCGTTATTAAATTTATCACAAATATTTCAACCCTGATCACCACACTTAGGGCGTTCGCCGCGGCCGCATGGGCCACCGTGGCCCCCGTTGCGCTGTTGGCTTTAAAGTTTGCTGCCGTTGGAGCCGCGATCATTGCGGTTGTTGCCGCCGTTGATTTTTTGACAGCAAATGGAATTAAGATATTAACAGGATCATTGTTGTGGCTTGGATCTAAACTAGATCTGGTCATTGGCAAGTTTCTCAACCTTATTGGCATGGTTAAAGAAGGATCCAAACTAATTCAAGCAAGTTGGAAGCTTGACGACAAAGCCTCAGAAGCGTTTAGCAAAATCGGCATGGGTGACACCACTAAAGATGTCATCGACAAAATAAATGAAATGCGAAAAGCATACTTGGGCGCTGGAAAAGAAGCCGGACACGTTGCCGAAGAGACAAAAAAAATAAGCGGTGCCTTCAAAGACCGAAAGGTTGTTGATCCCATCGCTATCGAGGCGTACACAAAAGCGCTCAACGAGATCAACCAAAAGACAAAAGAAATAAATCTTGAAGCGGCCCGCGACGGCATGTCTCAGGTTGAGATCATTGAAGAGCAGCTACGCGTTCAAGAGGAACTAATTGACGCAAAAATAAAAGAGATTGAAATTAGCAAACAGTACACGTCTGAACAGAAAAAAAACCTGACGGCAGCGTTAAACGAACAAAGGGGCGCAATACAAGACAAAGCCGAGGCTGACAAATTAAAAGCCCCCGGTGAAGATTATGAAAAACTAAGCAAATCAGGCGACCAGATGATTCAAGGAATCACCCAGGCGTTCCAAACTGGCACGACCGGAGTGATTGCCGGTTATCTTAGCGTCGCCGATAAGTTTGTCGATTTCCTACAAGGCGTGGTTGATTTTCTTCCAAACTTTTTAAACAAGATCGCTAATCTTTTTAACTCCATCACAGACCTGCCCATGAAATTGGTATCAAGCCTTGAAAAAGTTTTTCAATCAATCACTGGCTTCATTGCAAACGCCTTGCCTAACATGCTTCGCGCTTTGCCACAGATCATGAGGATGGTGGTTCAGTTTTTAGCCGAAGGCATACCGCAGGCGTTTAACGCATTATTCGACGCCGTTCCAGACTTGATCGTGGAGTTGATCGATGCCATCCCTGAATTTGTTCAAGGCATTGTCACGTCGTACATCGACAACATGCCGCGCATCGTCATTTCGTTTGTAAACAAGATCATACCTGCCCTTCCGCGGATTGCCGTCGGCCTGTTTAAGACGCTTTACATCGAGCTGCCGCGCGCCATTTTAAAAGGAATTATCGATGGATTAAAAAATATTCGAGACGCTGTCAGCGGGTCTCTGTCTCCAAAAATAGACATCAAACGTCAAATTGAAGACATCACAAAACTGACCGGATCATCGGCAGACATTTTCGGCGTCAAAGACCTGACGGAGGGGCTTGCCGACAGCGCCCAGCGACAGGCCGAAGAGTACGGGCAATCAATCAAAGACGGCATGCAATGGGCCATCACCATGCTCATCAACGCTTGGCGGTGGATTTACGACAAAATCATCGCGCCGATTGGAAAATTCTTTCAAGATGTTTTCAACGGTATTGCCGCGTTTTTTAAACCAATCTTTGATGCCTTTGCCGTTGCTTTCAGGTCGGCCGTCGATCTTTTAAGACCGGTGGGTGACATGTTTAAGTGGGTTGCTGAAAAGCTCGAAGCGATCTTTGGCCCTTTTATCGACGCCATTCGACAGCTCATGTCGTGGAACCCGGCTAGCGGTATTACAGGCGGCGGAACAGGTGGATTTTTTCAGCAGGCGGCCAATCAAGTTAGTAGTTGGTTTTCAACAGGTGGCCCCGTCTATGCGTCGGAAGGTATGCTGATGACGCCGCGTGGAACGGACACCATCCCAGCAATGCTTTCACCAGGCGAGTTTGTCATGAGCGCCGGTGCGGTGAAGTCGATCGGTATTGATAACCTAAAGCGTTTAAATAGCGGCGCACAGGTTGGCGGAAATCAGGTGATCAATAACGAGTTCAATATAAAAATAGAGTCCAAAGGAAACGTGGATGAGGCCTTTGTGCGCACAAAACTGATGTCTGTGATTAAAGAAGAACTCCGCCGCTCCTCGCTCGACGGTGAGCGCCTCTTGTCGTCTGGGGGTGTGCGGTGAGTCTCATACAAGATAATGGCTACCTTAACGGCCCATACCTCGGACGTGAGTCCTACCTTGGTGCCGACGCCTTGAACGCACAAGACTTTCAGGTTTTACGCGTCATCGACGGATCACGGGCGACGCTGTTTCAAACAAACTTTGTGGTCAATCAAGACCCACTGCCAAGATTTTTTCAGGTGCTTCGTCAAATTACCGGACCGCGAGGCGCTCTTGTGCAGGTTTTGAGACGAGTCAATGAGTTTACAAAAGGCATCCATTGGCAAATTCAAAAAAACCCATCTAAGCCAAAAACAGTCAACACGTCGACCAAACTCGGACGGATCTTACACACCATCAATGCCGATGATTTTTATTTGGCTGGTCCGTACCTGATGGACGGATACCTATCAAAAGGGATGATCGTGTGGCCATCATTTCAGGTCAAACGAGATCTCACAAAACAAGACCCCATGCTCTTTCAGGTGGAGCGCGTCATTTATGACGTCCCACGCCCGAAGTTATTTAACGTCGAGCGCGTCATTACAAAAGAATTAGAATATGGTTTCCAAGTTAACAGGATTCAGCGCCGCGAGATTTTATGGCAAGTTAATCGAATACTCTACAACACGAAAAAGCTGCGCGTCCTTTTAGACTTTCCATCGCGTGGTATTACGGGAAACAACTGGACCGCGTCCAGCACGGCCTCCGGAGACTTTAGCGCTCTCAATCTCAACACGGATATAGTTGAGCAGTGTTGGAGATCAAACGGATCAAAAATAGTCGCATTAACCTGCGACACCCAAGTAAGCCAAGGCGTGTTTGTAGACACGGTGGCCATCCTCGGGCACAACCTAACGCGGTCGGCTACGGTTGAAATAAAGGCCTCCAATGACCCAGGCTTTGCCACCTATGAGTCGATCGTCATGGAAACAAACCGGACGTCTAATTGGTATTACATAGCACCAAAGGCCCCGACCACGTCTTATCGTTATTGGCGCTTTCAAATTGGAGACAGCACAAACGCGGCTGATTATCTTCAAATTGGATCGATTGTATTTGGTTCCTCCATCATCATGGTGGCCAACGACATCACGGACTCGGTCCGCAGGTCGACCAAGCATTTTTCAGACAAAGTGCAGACGGAAGGATTTACCAACGTCTCGAATGACCGTGCCATCAAAAGCGGCTTAGGCGTTGAGTTTAGATCGATTGCCTACGACGGCCAAGACTACACGAGCCTGCGCCGCGTGTTTGATACGGCTAGGACCTCGATCAAGTGTCTGTGGATTCCGACCCCGGAGTACCCAGAGCGCTTTGCCGTGTTTGGAAAGCTGTCGACCATACCGGAAGAGTCCCACATGTCTCTTGGTCCAAAGGAAGACTACGTTTCATTTAACGTCGACGTGGACGAGTCCCTATGAGTGGCAGTGACCGCAGAAAATATTTAACCGCAACAACGCTCGATCAATCGCTTCTCGATTGGTGTCACGACAACCTAGAGACCAGGATTGAGATGATCTGCGACATTGAAGCCCCAGACGGGTCGGTGATCCACGTCTCAGACCGCAACAAATACGTGGGCAGCACATTTTACGAGGCACGGATTGTCTTCCCAACCATAAAGCGCACGCTGGGTGAGTGGCTCGACAACAAGCTTGAGTTTTCAGTCATCAACATTGATCTGTCAAACGTGGACGGAAAATATAACCGTTTTCTTCCAGGGGGAGACGACTACGGGACGTTTATCAATAAGGGCGTCACCGTAAAAATTGGCCTGGCCGAGCAGGAGTCGACTTACAAAACTATTTTTTCGGGAAAGATCACAGACGTTGGCGGTGTAAAACGATCAACCAAGGCCATCAGCCTGACGGCTCGCGATAACTTTGCCGTGCTTGACCTGGCCTTTCCACGTGTGGCGTTTACACGGACCGAATACCCAGACCTTGAAGACCGTAACGTTGGAAAAATGGTGCCCGTCATCTACGGGGACTACACGGTGAGCCTGTCTCCAGATCCCGCCGTGATCCCAGCGTTTCCAGTCAACGGCGCCAAGCCCGAGGTAAACGGCGGACAAGAGTATATTGGCACGGCCCCCGCGACACCGATCCTCCCGTCGGCTCGTCAAAACGTTAAGTGCGTCATATCAGCAAATGACCTGGCCATACTTGATACGTCAAACGTTTGGCTTAAAAGATCCGAGGTGTGGAGTCAGGTGCCATCAGGCCAGATCGTAAACGTTGGATCAGGAAACCGCTCGTTTGAGGTCAAACAAAACGGACCGTCTTGGGTCGTTAAAGACGACGGCACAACCGAAGTTTTTTTATTTGAAACCAGTGACGAGTTTTATGTGCGGTGTAAAGGAAAAAACTTAAGCGGCTACAATGACAATATTGTATGGCAAGCCCGAGACCTGCTGATCACGTACGGCGGACTCACGGCGGCTGATTTTGACGGGACGTGGGACACATACCGCGACAAGGCCTCGCCTGCGAAGTCTGCCGTTGCGTCCATAAAGTCTCGAGCATGGATACAAAAGCAGCAAAGCGTCATCGAGTATGCGCTGTCATTACTGGAGCAGGTTCGCCTTGAGGCCTTTGTCAACCGCGACGGTAAGATGTCGATTCACGCCATGCACTTTGAGGATTGGCCGGCAAGCCCAGGCTTTAAAATTAGTAACTGGGACGTGGTGCAAGGCAGTTTTAAGCCGTCCATCGAAGACCGCAATAACTTTAACCGCGCCCAGGGTCTTTACGATTACCGTCCAAACCGCGGTGAGCTTGGGTTTTCCACGCCCGTTCACCGGAACCAAGCGGCCGTTGACCAGATGGGCGGTAAGCTTGTCAGTAAAGAGATCGACTTCCCAAACCTCTACGTGGACTCAGACGTGCGAAACCAGCTTGTGGAAATCCTACGGATGGCGTCATCTTTAAAAGAAGGCGTCGACGTCACGCTCACTTGGCGGTCAATGTTGCGTGAGGTTGGCGATATGACGAAAATGTCTGTTGATATTGGGGGAACGGTGATGACAGACGTCCCCATGATGATTCGC